TCCCTGCAGAGCGGCCGCACGCTCCATCTGCGCGTTGTAGTCGCGCCACTGGTCACCGGACTTGGCGCCGGCGCGGTCTGCCGCGTTCGCTGCCTTCGCGGCCGCCTGCGCGGCTTCGGTCTGCTGCATGACCAGCCGCTGCGCAGCGATCTGTTGGTTGAAGGCCGCGCGCTGCTCCGGTGTCAGCGCGCCGACGCCGCCGGCCGCGTTGATCTGCTGGCCGATCTCGACCAGCATCGCTTTCTCGGCGCCATCGCGGATCCGCACTAGGTTGACGATCTGCGCGTTGAGCCTGCTGTCGAGGCTGCGTAGCTGAGCGTCGACGTCGACCGCGGCCTGGCCCGCCCCACGTATCCCGCCAGCGAGCTGGTCGTACTTGCCTGCAGCTGCTGCGGCAGAGTCGCCGGTCTGGGTGTTGGTCTGGGTCAGCGTGGCCATCAGCCCACGCTTGCGGTCTGCCTCGCGCGCCGACGTCGCCAGCGACTCACCAAAGCGCACGAAGTCGCGGCCGACCGTCTGAGCTGCCGGCGATCCCTGCAGCACCTGCTGATTCAGCGCGGCGACGCGGTCGGACAGCTCGTCAGCCGAGATGCGGCCGGCGCCGAACTCCGCCTGCAGTGTCCGGATCTGGTCCAGGTACGGCGCCAGCATGTCGTTGGAGCCGAACGCGCTCGCCGCGGCCACCATCCGCTCGATCGCCTGCTCGACAGCGCGAGTGCTCTCGGTGATCTGGTCGTCCAGCCGGAGCAGCTGCCCGGCCTGCTGCTGGGCGTTGAGCTCGCGGAACTTGCCGATCGCGGTGTCGGCCGCGCCGCTGAAGTCGACCAGCGATTGGCTGGCATCGTCGGTGCCACCGCGGAACAGCAGCCAGCCGGCGGCAACGGTGCCGAGCGTCAGCGCCAGGCCGGCGGGGCCGCCGAGGATGGCCAGCGCACCGCGGCCGGCAGAAGCTGCAAGGTTCGTGGCGCGGGCATAGTTCACCTGCGCAGTCGCCGCAGCCACTGCCGCCTGGCGCTCGGTCAGCAGCGCGGTGGCGAGGTTGCGGGACTGCCGCGCGCTCTCGGCGCTGCCGCGTGTCGCGGTCATGGCGGCCTGTGCTCGGCGGAGATCGGCCTGCGCCTTGGCTAGGCCAGCCGCCGTGGCATCTCGAATGGCCAATGCCTCGGCCCGTGTTGCCACAAAGGACTGAGTCGCACTCAGCGCCGCCTGACCTGTCGCCTTGGCCATCAGGATCATCTTGCTGGCGAGTACGCCTATGGCTGCACCGCTTGCAATCTTCGACACCACGTCGAGGTTCTCGACGAGATACTCGGTGCCCTTCACAAGCGTGGCCGTCGCGCCGCTGGCCTCATTCAATCCACCGACCAATCTCAGCAGCGCATTGGCCGATCGGGTAACTGCATCACGGAACTCAGTTGGCATCAGCGCCACTTCGCCGCGCAGCTTTTCCATCTGCCCGATTAGGGCCGGGACAGCAACATCCGCTGTCAGTTTTCCAGCGCGAGCGAGCTCGGTCATCTCGACGGTGGTCTTGCCAAGCCCGTCTGCCAGCGCCTGCGCAACCCTTGGCGTCTGCTCCATCAGGGTGGTCCACTTTTCAGTGTCGATCCGCCCAAGCGCTACGGCTTTCGTCCACGCACTCATTGCACTAGCGCCACGCTGGGCGTCTGAGCCACCAGCGACAAGCGCGAGGCCGAGCGCTTCGGCCGAGTCCAGTGTGTCGTTTGTCGAGAACCCCAACTCGCGCATCATCCGCGCGGTGCTGGCGAACTGGTCAGCGGCCTCCCCATACCGTCGATAGGTCGCGTCTGCGATCTTGCCCAGCCGGTCCTGCACTGCCTCGAACTCCGCGGTCGTCTCAGTAGCGAGACGGACCCGAGCCGAAATGTTGGTCCATTCGTCGGCCATGCCGACTAGCTTGCCCACCCCGAAGGCACCCGCAGCGACTCCCATGTACCGCGTAATTGCCTGAGTGCCGGCCTCGACCGCGGTCGCGTGAGTTCGAGCTGCCGCAGTCTGAGAGTCCCACGCACGGTTCGCCCCTGGCGCACCCTGCTGCACGGTCTTGTAGAAGTCACCGCCCATACGAGAGGCGCGCGCCATCTCCCGCTGATAGGCCGCGGTATTAGCGGTAACGCTGACCACCAGTTCGCGCAGCGATGTCGCCACTCAGGCTTTCTCCCAAAGAAAAAGGGCCGCCGAATGGCGACCCTTGTTGACCAAAAAACTGCTGACCCTACTTCGTGGATTGCTCCATCCGTGCCTGCTCGATGTCGTCCTCCAAAGCGGAGATTACCGCTTCGGACACGAAGTCATCCGGCACCTCCCTTGAGGCCACTTTCCGCTTGAGCTCGTCCAGCTCTCGCTCAAGCTCTGGCAGGGTCTTCTGCACATGCGCTTGGGCACGCTCACTCACAAGCTCAAGGTTCATTTCGACTTCTGATCGACGTGTCGTCAATACCTCGCTCGCGCGATTAGAAGGGTTGGAGAAGCATTCCAACTCGGCTGAGCGAAAGGCCTTGACAGAATCTCGCAGTTCCAGGAATTCAGAAATGGCGCTGTGCAATGCCGAAAACTCAGAGCTTTGACTTTCCGTCGGGCGAGTCATAGACGGCTTGCCTCCCATCAAGATCAAGTCACGATAAGCCACAGCCGACTTACAACCCAGGCTCGCCAGGGACGTATAGATCGCAATCTTCTGCGCTTCTTCCTGTGGCAACAGGATAGGCGCGGTCTGCGCGTCCTGCGGCACCGCTTCTTGGGCCGTTTGATCTATCTCAACCGTGTCCTGCGAGCAGCCCGCCACGAACGCAGTCGCCAACACTAGTGGCAGCAGCTTCATCTCCACCTCCCCGATCTATGGAGGGGCAAGTATCCCACCGCCCGGCGTCCTTGCTTGGATTGCCTTCCTGGCCTCGCCACACTAGGTCCCAGGAATCGTTGGCACGTGCATGTCAGGCAGCTTGCACTCGACTTTGATCCTTACGGCAGCAGCCATCCGAGTGTCGACCGGCTTGGACGGGTCGAGCGCGACCGCCGCCAGCTCGCGAACGGCGGCCGCAACCTTGTTGCGATCTTTCGCGTCAGCAGATCCACTCAACCCTGAGGATTCAAGAACCTTGGAGGAGGCGATGGCGCCGCCTGAAAGGCCGCCCACTCCAGCGATCCATCCTGCGTTAGCGGCTGCATTCCCAGCTGCTAGTGCCGGCACGACTACAGAGCCTGCGACGATACCGGTGATCATCAGGGCCGCTGGCCATACACGTCTCGAATCTGATCTGTCGCCCTTCAGCTCCAGGTAGTCAGTGCAATCACCGATCGAATCCTTAACCGCAGCGTCGATTATTCGCTCCCATCGAATCGCGCGATCAGCTTGGTCCATTGCCGCGGCCCGGTGATCATCAAGCGCCTTCTGCTCATGGTATTGCTCCGCAGGTGGCGGAGGCGGCGGGGCCGCAGGTGGCTGATTCGTAGCACACCCGACGCTAAACGCTAACAGACACAAGACAGCCAGTAACCGCACCATCTTCCCCATGGCACATCCCCCTGTATGCACCGATCCTGGTGCGATCGGGAAATTATCACGCCTGGACCAGACGATCATCGGCCAAAGAAAAAGGCACCTCGCAGGGTGCCTTCTTCAAATGGCCATGGAACGGGAACACCTTCAACTTGGCGAGGCTAGCAGCTCTGCCGGCCCGCCTGTACTCAGGCCGCCTCAGTTGAAGCATCAACCGCGATCTTTTTTTGCTTCCGCAATTAGGGCAGACACTTCATCCGAGCGATCCAGGCTATTGGCGATCTCACCATTCGCAATCAACCTCACGGAAAATCCGCTGGCTACGGAGTCGTGAAAGAACTTGCATGCCATCTCGAACTTACCAGCGCTCCCCTCGGCGACGATGCGGCTCCACTCTTCCTTCTCAACCAAGATCGTGCTCTCGTCCAACTCCATTCTCAACCCATCGATCATGAACGTTCCTTATTGGTTAGCTGCTAATAGCCTGGACAGCTTACCCTCCCATCAGCATATCTAACGCCGCGTCGGGCTCATCGCCTACGGACTGGCCCCACTTCGGCATCAGCTCGTCGATCTTCCCGCCGCTGACCGCCGCCGCGACCTGGGCCGCGTGGAAGTCCTCGCGGTCGAAGCCGATCGGCGACTCTCGATTGCGCGCCATCCAGAGCACCAGCTCCGCCGGCTCCATCGTCTCGCGCAGCTCCTTGAGCGTGCGGCCCATCCGGAGCGCGAGGTCACACAGAAATCGCAGGTCCGGTTCCTGCGTCAGCCGTTTCCCGCTTCGTCTACCTCATCCTTGCCGGCGTTGATGCCCGACAGTTCGAACGCCTTATCGACCAGACGGCCGTGCACGTCCGAGAACGATGCGGCCACGTCGTCGGCATCGCGATCGGTCAGCACGCGCTTACCGGCCTCGTCGAACAGCGTGCGCACCAGCACCAGAGCGGTAGCCGGGATGACGTTGACCGGCACCTCCGACGCTTCACCCGGCTCGAGGCCGGCTGCGTCCCGTGCCCGCGCGATCGCGGCCCGGTAGTCGATCCAGTCGCCGGCGGTCATCTGCCGCACGATCAGCTTCGCGCCTTCCCACTCGTCGACGGTCACCCGCTCGTGCTTGAAGGGCGCGAGCGAGGCCGTGGCGAGGGCGCGGATGCCATGCTTGGTAGCCATCAGGTCGTATACGCTTCACGGATGATGCGGCTCACGATGGCGATCGTGAAAGTCGCATTCCACGAGCCGTTGACGCTTGCTTCCTCGCTGGTCTGCGTGATGACGCCCAGGTAGCGCGCCTCGCGATTCCGGCTGTCGATGACCCGGAACTCGTGACGATCGCCCGCCTCTTCCGCCTCGCGCAGCAGATCCTGCGCGTCGTCGCCGTCGTAGTAGTTGCCCGAGAACGTGACCGTGCCGTTGTCCTTCAAGCCGAAGTCCTTCTCGACGACCTCGGAGCAGAAGGTCGAGATATCGGTTTCCGTGCGCTGGCCGCCGGCGCGGTTGTACGACTTCATCGTGCACCCGAGGGTGATGTAGTCCTCGTTGTCCGGCGTGGCCGTGGTGAGCGTGTCGATGGGAAGCGCGGAGATCATGATGCGGGTGCCCTGCGCGCGCGTGTGCTTGGAAGCCATGGTGGCGATACCTCTCAGTCGGGTGTGGTGGTGGTGATGGCGACTTCCCACGACACGCGGTGCAGCTTCGTGTCCGGTTCGTACGCGCTCGGGAGCCGGCGAATCGAATCGACGGCGAAATCGGCGCCCTGCGCTTTCAGGGCGTGGAAGACCTGCCAGGCGATCGTCGTCGCCTCGCCGCGGCTGGCGGCCCAGCAGTCGATCTGGACGCTGCCCTCGTCGCTGCCGTCCGGGCCGCAGAAGGTCACGCCGAGCTCGCCGCCCATGTGGAAGTGCGTGATGTACGGCCGCGCGACCGCGTCAGGGGCGACGCCGCCGTACACGCGCCCGCCGGCCAGCGCGCGCAGCCGGTTCTGGATCAGCGTCTCGATCATCGGCGTCCCAGTGCTTCGTCGATTGCGCCCGCCAGCCGGTCACGCACCGCGACGGCGATCTCGTCCTCATTGCTGTCCCAGGTGGGACGGATCCACGGCCGCGCTGGCTCGCGACTGGTGCCGAGCTCGGAGAACCGCCACGTGAATGCCGGGCTGGTGCCGTCGTCGCGCCGCTCGCCCCGCACGCGCACGCCGGAGGTGAAGGTGCCGGGCTCGTTCTGCTTTGCTGCTGCCGCGACCACGTTCTTGCGAGTGATGCCCTCGTCCACCGGGGCGGCATCTCGGATCGCATTGCGCCCGACGCGTGCGCCGGCCATCGTTGCCTGTCGCAGCACGCGCTTCTGCGCACCTTTCGCCAAGCGCGAGAAGTCCTCCGCCAGTGCCCCGAGGCCGCGGATGCCGACGGTGATGCTCACGGTCAGCCCCGCCCGTGCTTCGAGAGCTTGCGGTCGTATGCGGTCAGGCCCAGCAATAGCCTCCACCACGACTCTGCCTTCCATGCGGCCAATTCCGCCGGGGAGTCGAACATCAGGGGACCGCCTATCCCGTAGTACTGAATGCGCGGCGGCGGCGGGACCGGACGATCTGGTAGATCAGCCATTGTTCAATCCCGCTACGGCGATCACCGCCGTCTCGCTGCCGTCGTTCGACGTGCCGGCCGACTTGATGTCGTAGACCTTGCCGCGGTGGACGATGCGCCACGACGAGTCGATGTCGCGGGGGCGGATGTCGAACTGCACCGTCTCTCGGTATGCCGTAGCGCCGGAGGCCACAGCCTCGGCCGTCGCGCTCAGCTTGTTGGTCATCCTGGCCCGCACGCGCGCGACTTCGACCCACTCGACGCCGATCTCTTCGCCAAAGTCATTCGTCACCGTCTCCTGCCTCTCGATTCGGATGAGGTTGGGCCGGCCGCCGGATGCTACGGCCATCATGCGAACGCCGGATCGCGACTGCGCATCAGGATGCTGCGCACGCCTTCGTTGATCGGATTCTCGTCGCGCTTCTCATCAAGCGAGATTGCGACCAGCGCGGTTGCGGACTGGATGTGCAGAGGCACGTCGTCCGGCCCAGTCCACGTTTCAGGCCACTGCTTCAGGTAGTCGAGGACGATCTGCGACGCCTCCTCTGCGAGTCGCTCGAGATACGCCAGATCTTCGTCGGAGTCGGCTCGGATGGCGATTGCAACGCGCTCGGGGGTGATGATTCTCATGGCTTCACCTGCTTCGTGAAGTCGATACCGTTGCGACCATCCTTGCCGTCTCGGCCTTTCTTGACTGCCAGGCGCCAGTCGCTGGACATTCCAGGCTTCCCGTCCGGAGCGTCCTTCTGGGCGATCCAGAACGAGCCGCCGAAGCTGACGCCGTCGCCCTTCTCGTAGAGCGAATCACCCTCTCGGTACACGCCACGGTCGATGACGACCGGAAAAGCCAAATGCACGTGCTCAACCCGCTCGTCATCGCGCAGCGTAAGAGTCATGGTGCGTTCGTCGACCTGCTCCACGGACAGATGCCTCAGGGCGAGGCCGTCGCGGCCGTTTTTGCCGTCTACGCCATCACGGCCGTCCTTCCCTGCAGGCGGTGCAGGGATTCGCTCCACAGCGCGCTCCAGCACGCCCTGCGCGCGGCGCTCGAAGTCCAGCGCCCATTTCGCCAGCTCGGCCTCCAGCATGGGACGAACGTCGTCCAGCGTGATTGATGCGCCATCTCGGCCTGGCGCGCCGTCGGCTCCGGGGCGACCATTCTCCCCATCCTGGGGTACCGGCAAGGCGTCGATTGCGGCCTGCACCTGCACCGCCGCTTCGCGCTCGATCTCATCCAGGCGCGCTGCGACGATCTGCTCGACCTGGTCCATGTTGACGCTCGCACCGTCTACGCCATCGCGACCGTTCGCACCATCTGCGCCAGGTGTCGGCGGGTTCGCAGCCAGCCAGTCGGCGACGTGCTTGGCCAGGGCTGGCGACAGGGCATCGCGCAGTCGGGCTTCGCTGACAGGTGGCGCGTCCTGGCCATCACGTCCATCGGCGCCGTCTCGGCCCGGCTCTCCTCGAGCGGGCTCGCGTTCCTCCAGCGCCTTGACGCGATCAGCCAGCGGCTTCAGGGCCTTTCCGATGTAATCCTGCAGCTCGCCAACGAACTTCTGCACATCAAACATGGGTCAGGGTCTCCGGCGCGCGGCGCCACAGTGCGTGCAGGGCCTTGTCGGTCTGATCAGTTGCTGATTCAGCGGGCCCTGAAGCCGCCGATGACCGCCCGAACGGATCGGCCAGTGCGTCGCGGCGCGCGAGCGCGGCCAGGGAATAGTTCTGTTGCTGCAGGTACGGCGTGTCGCCACCTTCTACAGGCTCGAGGTTCAGTCGCCTCCGGCCTTCATCGGGCTTCATCAGACCGGCCTTCATGCCCTCCGTGGCGACCTTCATCTGCGTCTCTGAATCCATCATCAGCAGGTATTCGAGGTCGAACTCTGTTCCGTACCGGCTGGGCAGCTCAAGCCCGTGATCCAGCGACGCCTCCGCGTCTTCGATCAGGGCCTGCAGGCAGTCGGAGTAGTAGATCTGGTTCAGGACCTGCGCGTTCGCGTAGGTGGGGGTCGGCCCCACGCCGACCTTGTAGGCCGGCACGTGGAACGCCGAGCACACTTGCTCTGCCGTCAGCTTCAGCTGCTCGATCAGCTGCGAGTCGATCGCGGTCGCCGACATCGCCTCGAACTTCAGGCCATCGCCTAGAACCGCGACCTTTCCGGCGTTGACGCCGCTGTAGTTCGCGTCCCAGTGGTCCTTGATGCGCTTCGCCGTGTCATCGCCGATAGCGCCTGGCGCAGTGAGAACACCGCCCGGCCGCGCGCCCTTCTCGAAGAACTGCGCCGCGCTCGTCTGGATCTTGAGTCCGTGCCCTGCGGACATACCGCACGCGTAGATCGGCGACACGCCCATCAACGGGTGATACAGCGGGATCATCGTGTCGTGGATGATCTCGCGCGCCGGCACAGTCACATCGTCACCCACGCCAGAGAGATCGTCGCGCTTGAGCTGGTAGAACACGTCGCCACTCTCCGACACCAGCGGCGTCACCCGGCCGGGGTCGAGGATGTACAGCTCGGCCACGATGCCGCGCTGGTCGCGGACCTTCAGCGCGTAGGCGTTGCCCCGGGTCAGCTTCGAGATCAACCATTGCTGCACGAACTTGCTACGAATCTGGAACCGGTTGGGCTTCTTCAGCACCTTCCAGTAGGGCGAGCCGTCGTTAACCTTGCGCCAGATGCCGTCGGCACCTTCCTCGACGAGCTTGATCGGCATCTTCCCCATGTCGCCAGCGATCAGGGTCACGCACGCGTATACCGCGTAGAAGCCCAGCACGTCCTTGACGGCCAGCTCCTTGTTCTCCTGCCATGCGCCGGTGTAAGGCTCACGGATAACGGGAATCCATCCCCCGCCAGAGGTGCTGCCGACAGGCGACAGCGCAGCCGAGCCGTACTTCTTCAGTGCGTACTCGAGTGCGATCTCGCCAGGGGTGAATGTCATTTACTTCGTCTCGCTGGGCTTGGCGTCACGCCGCTTGTAGGCGCGCTTCTTCGCAGGCCCGGCAGGCTTGGACTCGGCCGCGGGCTTCGTCTCGCTGGGCTTGGCAGCCGGCGCCTGCGGATCCTCGGCCGTGTATGCCTTCGCATGGCCCGACGCCGTCCAGATCCGCGCGTAGGCCGGCGCCGCGTTGAAGGTCTGGCCCACGGCAACGCCGCGGATCGGCTTCAGCGCGATCATCTTTACTTTCTTCATTTCGTACTCCGGAGTGGCGGGAAGCCCGCCCGGCGAACCGGGCGGGCGTTGCTCCGTCGGGTCAGTCGTCGTCGCCCGGAGTGACCGGCACCGCCGGCGTCCAGTCGACGCCGGAGAGGTAGGCCACCGCCTGCGGGCGGCGCTTCTTCCAGTTGACGTAGCGCTCTGCACGGATCGCGAGCTGGTTCGTCTGGAACATGCTCTGGATCTGCGCCAGCGTCGGCGTGGCCGTCGCGTCGTCATCCATGATGATCGTGGCCTCGCGGCTCATGTCGATCGTCACGATGCCGTCGTCGGCGAGATAGATCTCGCTCGTGAAGGCCAGGATGAAGGTGCCCGCCGGCACGTAGTTCGACACCACCAACGGCACGCCATCGATGTTGCCGCCGCTCATGGTGACGTTCGGGTACTCGCGGTTGCCCAGCGGGTTCTTGCGGCGCACCAACTGGCGCGCTGTCGCGCTGTCGGTGATGTAGACCGCGCTGGAAACCGGCAGGTCCGTGGCATCAGCCGTGGCCCATAGAGCCGCGATATCGGCATCCACGTCGCCGGTAGCCGGGGTCGGCGTGACGCCGTTGGTGATCGACGCCGGGGACAGGCTCGCACCGGTGCCGGCTGCCTTCGCCGGATCCACGAAGTCCTCGTCCATACGCTCGATGACCGCTTCGGACAGATCGTCGCGCACCAGTAGCTGGATCGACGGGTCCGAGAAGCGCGCCAGCTCTTCGGTCACGACCGAGATCGCCGCGATCTTCGCCCACTTCAGCTCGGCGGCCTCATAGCCCGATTTCGTGACCGGCTTACGGAAACCTTCGCCGACCCACTGCGCGCGACCCTTGGCAGTCTTGCCAGGGATGCGCACGTTGAACGGCACGCGGCGCAGTCCGGGGATGCCGCCTTGACCGAGCTGGCCGAGGATCGTGCGCGGGCGCAGGAACTCGACGAACTCGCTCGACAGGTTCTGGTAGTCCACCAGGCTGCCGGCCCATGCCGGATCGGTCGTGGTGCCGGCGGCGACCGCGGCCTTCATGACGTTCTGCAGGCGGGTGTCGTTGCCGAACGCGTGATCAGCGAACGCCTTGGCGCTCGACACATCGCCCTTGCCGGCGTACATCGCCAGCGCGAACTTGGTAAAGCCGATGCCGGGCTCCTCGTTCTTGACGCTCTTGACGATCATCGGAGCGCCGCTGCGGGCAGCCGAAGCGTCGTCCGGGTTACTGCCGGTCTTGGCCGTGATCGGCGTGGCGGTCGCCGCCTGGGCCGACTCGAAGTCGCGCAGACGCTTGAGGTGTGCATCGATCGACTTCACCTCGCCGGCGAGGGTGTCGTACTCCTCCTCCTGCGATGCGTCGAGGGTCGAGCCGGTCTCGCCGGCCGCCTTCATGATTTCACCCATGCGCGTCGACTTGGTCGCGCGGGTGTCTTCGAACTGCTTGATCTGGGTTGCGGTATCCATGCTGCCCTCCTGGGGCTTCGGGTTGGTGTTGGTCTTGCTGCCCGAAGCGCCGGGCTTGGTGTCGAGACGCACTACAGGGACTTCCTTGGTGCCAGACGAGGCAGGCAGGCCGATGTCGAACGACTTGACGGTCTGGATGGACGCGCCGGCGTTGGCCGGAATCGTCACTGCGGAAAGCTCGAGCCAGTCCCACTTCGTGAAGCGGCGGCCGTAGGTGTCCTTGATGTCGCTCCACTCGAGCGCGTTGAAGCCGATCGAAAGGCCGCGCACGAGTTTCTTCTTGATCGCACCCCAAGCGAGGTCGAGCAGATCCTTCAGCGCGCCAGGCTCTTGCTCGCGCTCGATGCGCGCCTTGATGCGGATACCTTCCGGCGTGACCTTCGCCTCGATCACGTGGCCGATCGGTCGCCCGGCGTCGTGCTGCCAGAGCAGCGGGATCGGCAAGGTGAACTCCGCGCCGTCGGATTCGACGATGTCGCCCATGCGGTCGGTTTTCGGCGTCGTGGCGATGCCTTCGATCAGTCGCTCGTCGTCATCGACGGCCTTGATTTCCAGCAGCGAATAGGCTCGGTTCATTGCGTTGCTCCTGAAACGCGAAAGGCCCGCTGTGTGCGGGCCTTGTGTGTCGGGTCGTGCTGCGGTCAGATGAACATCATCTGGTACTTACTGCCGGGTGCCGCTGGGTTAAGCGCCATCAGCGATACCGCGTTGAACACCGCCATCAGCGGGTCGATCTTCGCGGTGCCGCTAGCCTGCTTGGTGATGTTCACAGCGTTGCCGACCGGCACCACCTTTGCGTTGCCGACGCACCACGCCATCAGCGGCTGTCCGCCGTGGATCAGCGCGCCCTCGGCCAGCTTTCGCTCTGCCGTCTTGATCGGCCCCGTGAGCTTCCATCCCTGCGACACCGCCTTGATCTTCTCCGCCGGCACGCCGGCCGCTTCCAGCGCGTCGAGTACCGCACCGACGCCGGCCGGGTCGACGCCAACCAGGTCCAGCAGGCCGGCCTCCTCGACCGACGCCACGATCTCCGCGACCTGGTCCACGTCCTCGCCGATCTGCGACACCAGCGTCAGGTGGCCGTCGCGCGCGAACCCGCGCAGGTGCGCGTCGATCTCCTTGCGCCGCTCGAGCACCGACGGGTGCGCCCAGGCATGCGTCCAGACCAGCCACTCGCCGGTCTCCTTGTGCCGGCCGACCGCCGCGGCGCCCAGAAGATCGTCCAGGCCGCCGCCGTCGATGCCGAAGTCGATCACCTCGGACCACGCCAGCAGGTAATCGAGATCGACGCCGCGGCGCTCGCACCGTTCCCAGAATTCGGCGCCCGACCAGCCGGCGCCGTGCAGCGCCATGCCGATCTGGATGTTCAAATGCTGCGACGCCCAGACCCGCAGCTCCGCCTCGCTGGTCGCCTTCGCATCGGCGTGGTCGGACTTCAGCCGCTCCAGCGTGATCGACTTGCCCAGGTTCGGCGTGACCAGCGGCCATAGCGCCGGATCCTCCCACTGCCGGTCCTTCGACTCCTGCACGTCCTTCGGGAACTCAAACAGCACCGGCAGCATCGCGCCCTCGCGCTTGCCGTCGCGGATGTCGCGCGCCTTGGTCAGCTCGTCAGCGAACACGCCGACCGGCGCCTCGTCACTCTGCGTCGTGATGAAAGCCAGGAACGACTCGGGGAACGGCAGCATGCCGCCGCGGATCTGGCGCAGCGCCTTCGGCGCCTTCGCCATCTTGGCGCAGACATGCAGCTCGTCGATCAGCGCGCCGCCGGAGATCTTCTGCCCGGTCAGCACCGAGGGATCGAAGGTCATGATCTCGAGTTCGGCCTTCGTCTCCCGATGGATGATCGTTTTCAGGTGGTGGCGTGTGTGGAACTTCTTCTCGAGCACCGGATCCAGATCGATCGCGCCCGCGGCCGCCTCATAGGCGAGGCTTGCGACGTCCTGCACCGGCGCCGTCATCACGAAGCCGGCGCGGGGACGCTGGTTGAGCAGAAGAGCAGTGACCATCAGCAGCGCGCCGTCGGTCGTCTTGCTGTTCTTCTTCGGGACCAAGGCGAACAACTCGCGGATCATCCGCTCGCGCGTCTCCGGGTTCACGCAGCCGAACATGGCGCGAACGATGCCGCGGAACCAGTCGCCCCCCGCTTCCTCCATCGTCGGCGTACCCGGCACATCGGCCAGACGCAGCTTGTTGAAGATCCGAACCGCGCGCTCACCCTCCCCAGCCCACAGGGGCAGATCTGGCACGAGCGACCGCCCCGACTGGAGGCGCTGCCACCAGTCAGGGCACGAAAGGTCCCAAGCCATGTCAGGCGGCCGACTTCCGGATCGGCGTGACGTTCGGGCCGATCAGGTCGCCCCACTCCGTGCCCTGCCCCGCGGTGACCGCGTCGGCCTGGGCCTGTTCTTTCTTGCCGAGTGGCTTCTCCTTCGCCACCGGCGGCGCGGCGGCCTGCGGCGTCAGCGCGACGTAGGCCTTCTGCGCGGCCACGTTCCCCTTCAGCGCCGCGCGGTGCATCGCGTCCAGCACAGCCAGGCGCTTCTCGTATGCACCGGTCGACAGCTCCTTCTCGAAGTGCTTTGCCAGCGTGTTGCGGGCGATGCCCAGGCCGAGCGCGATTTCCTCGTGCGACATGCCCGCGCCGGCAGCGATCGCAACGCGTTTGCGCATCGCCGGGGTCGGTTTGAACGGGGGTCGGGCCATATCAGCGTTTCTGCTCAAAAATCGGGTTCTGGCCGAAATCTCCGGCCGAGGAAAAAAGCTGCGCGTGGGAGGCGGATCGGTTTCCGGATGCTTGGTCGTTCAGGTTTCGACCATCCCCCCGACTTATCCACAGTCGTTCAGCTTCGCCTTCACATGAGCCTGACCGAAGACCGGTTTCGTTCAGTTTGGACCGTTCGAGCCGGTTCATGCGGGTTGACGGCCAAGGTCGATGGCCGTCTTCGTCTTGTGGCAACGATGGCAGCGCACGCGGCTGTTCTCGTCGGTGTCTTGGCCTCCGTTGACCAGCGCCACCTCGTGGTCGAGCTCGAAGCCATCCGGGTAAACGGTCAGCTCGCTGCAATCCACGCAGTGCGGATCCTTCGCCCACACACGGAGCCTGCGGCTCTGGAGGCGTCGCCCGGTGATGCGGTGCTGGCTCGGGGTGCCTGCCTGCTGCAGGCGACCGGGCGCCGGGGTGACGCGCGGCGGGATGCACTTGAGCCTGCCCATCACTCGGCACCAGGCGACGGCGTGCGCTCGCACTCGCGCGGCTGGTAGCCCTGCCCCGGCGTGGCTGGCTCGCCACGGCCACCCAATGCCGCGGAGAATGCTGCCAGCGCATCGGGCATCA